AAGGAGAATGCGAAAGCAGAAGAAGAGTGGCTGAGTTACGACAGAAAGACAAAACAACACCCGAACGCCCGCGACAATCGCATTCTGTGCAACAAGACAAGTCCTTGGGCTGATTGCATCGAGGCTCTGGAAATATACGAAAGCAAAACACCATGAGCAAGAAGCGAAACTGGCGAGGCGTATCTGACAAGGTAGCCAAGGACAAGCAGGAGATATACAACTCGCGTGAGTGGAAGGAATTGACCATACTGAAGAAGCGAGCCAATCCACTCTGTGAGCAGTGCATCAAGGACGGTCAGGCCATAGGCATCCCTGGTGGTTACGTCAAGTCAGTTGAATGTGTGCATCACATCATTCCTATTGAGACCGCCCGAACCAAAGAAGAGATGCGACGACTTGCCTTCAACTGGAACAATCTCATGAGCCTTTGCAAGCCATGTCATGCCCGCATCCACAAGGAGCTCGGCAGCAACACGGCGAAGATAGTACGCCAGCGTGCCGAGGCAAGGCAAGACCGATGGAAAGACAACATCATGAGTCGCTTCATGCTGAAGACCGCCGACCCTGAGCCGCCGACCCCGACCGACTGAAACTCCGGGTTATCCGTTTTCTTTACAAAAGCAAAATATTCCGAAATCCCCTTGCCCTCCCTTTTATCTACACAGGACGTTCCGAGGGGGTACTTTTTCCCACGCCTTAACATAACTTATCCCGATAAGGAAAGCGGGACATATATCCCACATCGGAATATATAAGCGAAACGCACGATAATTAAAAATAAAATTCACCGACATGCCAAGACAAGCTATCGTACCGATGAAACTGCCAGCCGAGCAGCCCGACTGTTGCGCGGCCTGCCCGCTGTGCGGACTGATACCCAAGGAGCAACGCCAGGAGGGTGCCCGACAGAGTTACGTGTGTCTGGGTGTGCTCGGCGAGGCTCTCACATCGAAGGGCATACACTCCAGCGCGGCGGCATACAAGGCGAAGAACCGAAAACTACACCGACCCTGCGACACACGATGGGACGCATGGATGACCCTGCCGGGCCGCGAGTTCGGCATATCGTATGCCAACTATCTACACTACCGACTGCCCTTTGAGCAGCGCAACCAACTTGTAATTAAATTCAAGAAATAGAAACGACCACATAATCTGCTTTCCGCTTTCACCGCTCGACATTTGGTCGCTTGCTACCAACGGGACGCAAGAAAGTCGAAAGCCGACTGAAAGCATTAAACTAATTTACACGAATTATGATTATAGTAACAAGAGAAAACGGCGACGTTCATTTCCTCAACGAGAAGGAATTTTTCGAGATCAAGTATTGCGAGGAGTTTAGGCAGTTAGTCGCTTATCCGATTCAGCGCACGGCAAGCATCGGAATGCCTATGCGGAATATCGAGATAACAGATGTTGAAACGGTGCAATTCAATAATGATGCAAGCCCTGCCTCCATGACAATAAAGCAAAGTGACTGAAAGAAATTCTTCACTCTTCATTTTTATAGATTATGGCAAAAGCAGCAACCTATCTAAAAGACATCCGCGCACAGGTAAAGCACTCGCACGGCGGCAAGGTGCCGGAGCACCTGAACCTCACCATCCGCAACTATGCCAGTGCGCTGGAGGTGCGCGACCAGTACCGCGACACCATCACCAAGGAGGGAGCCGTGGAGTGGGTGCCAGGCTCCAACGGTCAGCCTACCCACAAACAGCACCCGCTTTGCAACCTGCTCTACCAGCAGGAGGCCATCTGCCAGAAGTACGCCCAGATGCTGGGCATGACGGCGGCAAAGGCAGCGGCCAAGCCCGAAGACCCTGCGGGCAACAACGCAACCGACAAACTCAACGAATTTATTGACGGAATAGTATGACCAACGATTTTGAAGAACTGCGGCAAGCCAAGGCGCAATGTCTCGACGATCTGCGGACGCATCTGCCCGACTATGTGAACCGTCTGAACAGCTTCGACCCGCGACTGCTCATCTATATCGAGGATGCTATCGGCAATGACGGCAGTCATGCCAACCTCTACGAACTCTTAGGCATCCGCAAGGAGTTTCGACTGATGGATTCCTACGACCTCGACCCCGAAAGGGTGAAGCGGTCGCTGCGAGCCATCGAGGGACAGTGGAAGAACGGGCGACACGTGAAGGGCGGACTGAAGTTCTCGACCCCTCGCGGCTCGCAACACGTCCGACTGATGCCGTTCCAGGCGTGGCTCATATTCGAGATTTATGCATTCAAGGTGGACGTGCTAATGGAGCGCACCTACCACGAGGGCGACATGCTGCTGCCTACGGAATGGGTGAAGGACGGCGAGGTGTGGGACACGCGCCGGCTGACACAGGAGGCGCACTGGTTCCTGACCCGTAAGAGCGGAAAGACAGAGCTTGGCGGCGCGGTCGATTTCACCGAGGTGGGATTCCTCGGCGACGTGAACGGACAGGCTCTTATCTGCACCAACAGCAGCGAACAGAGCCAAATCGCCTACAAAGCCATCCGCGAGTTTGCCATGCAAGTCGATCCCACGTGCTCGAACCGCATGGGCGGCAAATACTTCCGCATGACCCGCAACGGACTGAACTGGCAACCGGGACACCCGATGAAGGGCGAAATCAAGTGCATGGCAGCGGGCAAGACCTCGAAGGATGGACTCTATGCCTCGGTCGTACATGCCGACGAGCACGGACAGGCGAGTTACGTGAACGCCCACTCCGACATGCAAGCGGCAGTCGATACCTGTTGGGGCTCAACTGGTCCGCGCCGTGAGAAGCTGCTGCTCCACACCACCACCGCCGGACGCATCAAGGAAGGCCCATACAAGACGAAGATTGAGCAGGTGGAAGCATCGCTGCTGCAAGAGTTGGACTATCCGCTCGGACAGCCCTGCCGCACGGAAGAAGATAAATGGTGCGCATTCCTGCTCCAACTCGACAAATGGGAACTGACCGACGACCTGACGAAGCTCGACGACCCCGAACTCTTCAAGAAGGTAAACCGCTCCATCGGCACCACCGTACAGCCCACCTACTACCGCGAGCGACTCCACGAAGCCGCCACGGGCACCGAGGACACCAAACAGGAGGTATTAACTAAAGATTTTAATATTTGGGAAACAGGCCGTGTCACTCGTTGGATCACCGGCGACCGCATCCGACCGCTACAGGTGCAGAAGCGCATCACCGACTGCCACTATCAGGACGGCTGGCGGGTATTTTTAGGGCTCGATTTTAGTCTCGGCGACGACCTTTATGCGATGGTGCCGCTGGGCGTGAACTACACTCCGAGCGACACGATGCGCGGACGCTTCTTTGCCGACGCGGTGGCGTGGGTGCTGGAGAAGACGATGAAGGAAAGCCCCAACCGTCCGCTCTATGAGGAATGGGTGCGGCAGGGCTGGCTCTACGTCTGCCCCGGCGAGGTGTTCGACTCGATGCTGAGCATCAACCAACTGGCAGCCATTGACGACCTCCAGGACATCGATATTCGCTTTTTTGGATATGATCCTGCCCAGAGCATTCAGCCGATTAACCAACTGAAGGCGTGGCTTCAGACCATCCTCCAGAAGAAGAACCCACAGGCAACGGCAGCGGACATCGCCAGCGTGATACAGCAGATGGTGGTGCCCGTCAGTCAGACAGCCCTCACGCAGAACCCCCGCATCGCGGAACTGGAGAGCATGATACTCGACAAGGAGCCGTGGATAGAGTTCTCCATGTCGCCCCTGTGGCCCTGGTGTTTTGGCAACTGTGCTGCCGAGGTGAGCAGCAGCGACCTGCGTCGCATCGTGAAGGGTGGCCCCCAGCCGACGCACAAGATAGACCTCGTTCACGCCCTGCTCGACGCGCTCTACGGGTTCGATCTGGCGGAGGGGAGAGTGAGTGAATAACGAATGGGGAAATCCCCCAAGATTTCCCATTCTTTCCAATGTTTGAAGAAATTGAAAGGATTATGACAAAGCTATTTGGATTTACAACGGTTTTAGGAGATCAGCATGTTATCGGGCTTGGCCGTAGGTGCTTTGTTTGGAACATCTACATGGCTAAGGTTCCGCGCCGACGACTGAAAGGTTTCTGTTTTATGGAGGACGCCAGTCATATCGTTTTCCACATGAAGTGCAACAGCGGCGGCAAGTTCCGATTCTTCGGCTATGTCAGCATAGACGAGGATGATTTGCGTGACGAATAAAAAGTACCACCTTAATGGCGATTTTTGCAAAAATCCTACAAAAACGAGAATAAAACAACAAATTTAATAAATTATGAAGTTTAATTTTGATATTTTCGGCATCAAAGCGAAACGCAAAGAGCGCGAAGCACGGAGACTGGCAGAAGCACAGGCGGCAAGGCAGAGGTATCAAGAGCGCAAACGGATGATAGAGGACTATCTTGGTGAGTTCAAAAGGAACAAGTTTGCAAATGAATGGCAGAAATATGAGGAAGAAAAAAAGAAGGCTGACGAGATCAACGCTACCTGTCCGATGTGCCACTCATCAAACGTAGTCCACAAGGTAGTCCGCACGAAGGGCGAGGTTCACGGATGCGGTTCTTCCCATTCATTCAGTAGCGGAGGGCTGTTTAATCACTATGCGTCAAGCTGCTCAGACTTGCAACTTGATGGTTCGCTCGACACTCTGCCCGTGAACAAGTGCAACAACTGCGGGCATGAATGGAACATTATGAAGGCTGAGCGACGGGAATCATTTGATCCTTTCAGTTCTATACATTTAGATTGGGTTTTTCATGCAATCCAAAAATATATAGAATTAGATTTCGACCCATACGACAAGACCGAGCAATACAACTCATTGGAAGAGAAACAGGATGCTTTTATCAAGAAAGAATCCTTGTATTTTTATTGGGACTATTATCGCAAGATGCCAAGATACGTGCTTGACTATGTTGTAGGGAATGTATTAGTCCGTATCACGGACAAAGATAAGGCCTTTAAGTTCGGACATGGTGACGATGAATATTCATACGTCATGCCAGATGCTATTTTCGATGTACTGAAGAAGTTTGCAAAAATGAAATGTTAGACAACATTTAAAATAGTAAAACAACAAATTTAATGAATTATGGAAGGAAAACAGAAAACATTCCTCAATGCTATTTTGCATGAGACGGGAGAGAGAGTAATGGTGACGCACGACCAGAAAGGTTCGCCTTTCTTCGTTGACATCAATGGTAAGAAGTACCACATCGAGAGGCTCGACCTGAGCGAAGCCTTGCCGCCTGCTATCCCAATGATGGAAGAGAACGAGCAGATGAAGTCGCTGACCGACATCATGAAGACCTTCGACGTAAAGGAACAGGACGACCATCGCGCCAAGATTGCCGAGCGTGAATACTGGCGCAAGTTGCGTGGCGACATCTTCATTACCATGCTTAACAGGTCGGGCTATAAGCCCCAGTTGTTAGATGATGTGAATTATATCGTCGGTGCATTGAAAGCACAAGACCAAAAACTGTTTTAACATTATGAAAAAGACAAAAGACGCTATCAAGCGACAACTGAAAGAGCAATGGGAGCAGGCGTGTGGCGGTTTCCTCGTGGAGCTGCTGCGCATGTGGGAACTGGATGCTCACTACGGCTACTGGATAGGCGACGAGACGGGAGGCGTGTATGACTATGGCGACGGGATGCTGACCATCAACATGGACGACATCATCTACTGCGTGTTGGCTGACGTGACCCGTGAGCAGTACATCGAGTGGCAGGAGTACATCTGCGACGCTTCGGAGTTTGGCTTTGACACGCCGAACCTGCGGTCATTCGTCCGGGGATGTCCGCGAACACCTGCCGAGACCTTCAAGCATCTGCGTGAGATCAAGGCAACGCTGAACGACGCTATCCGGGACGAAAAGGAGCGCATGAAGAAGGGCAAACAGAATAATCCTTATTGAAATTATCAAGAACTATGGCAAAAGAACTGAAACGCCGCGACCTGAGCGGCATCTTCATCTTCGACACGTTCCCAGGCGAGAGCCACCGACGGCCAACGTGCATCGAGGACTGCCAGCCAGAGACGCGCCGACGGCTGCTGCTCACGAAGTCAACGGAGTGGCAGCGCGACTGCATCATGAAGCTGGCCGAGACGTTCAAGGACTTGTGCAACTACCTCGTCACGGAGCATTGCGTCAGCGACGAGCAGCGCACGGAGTTCTTCAAGATGATTGACCGCAACGTGGAGCGGGCGAAGTACAACTGGGCACCTCACGAGATGGTGCCGCAGGTGGACTTCTTCTGCGAGAAGGTGACGCTGCTGGCCGACGCTTGCGGAGTGACGAAGCACAAGGAAGAGGAGGACAGCGAATGAAAAGGCGAATCTATTTGTCTGGCGGCATGTCCGGGGTGGAGCGGGCTGACTATGTGCGGCGGTTCGGGGAGGCGGAGAGGATTTTGCGGAGGCATGGCTACGGCTGCATCAACCCCTGTCGGGTATGGGCCTGTCGGTGGCCGTGGATATACAGGGCGATGGAGTGGGTGCTGGGCAAGCGGCTGGCATATGCCGTGGTGCTGTGCTACGATCTTCTGCTGCTGATGACACGTGCGGACGGCATCGCCATGCTGCCCGGCTGGGAGCAGTCACGAGGTGCAAGGATTGAGAACTACACCGCCAGCCACTTCCCCATGATGGGTATCTCCAAGGCGGCAGCGGAGGAAATAGAGAGAATCAAGTAAAATAAACGAATTATCAAGGACTATGAAACTATATGCTTTTTTGAACAGGTCGGTGAACAAGCGTTTTTCCGAATCTGATGTACTTCACGGATGCAATATCGGCGTGGGCTATGCTAACGGATATGTGGCATTACCGCCAGGACATCCACTGCACGGCAAGCACTACGATGAAGCCAACGAAGTGATAAACATTCACGGAGGGCTGACCTTCAGTGAGTCAGTAGAAGAAATCAAGGCCGACGGATGGCGCGACGAAACGGAGTGCATCGGGTTTGACAACTTCGACGAGATACCCAAGGACTATTGGGTGTTCGGTTTCGACACTATGCACTTCAGTGATGGGCCACACCTCGACCGCCATTGGTGCATCAACGAGACAAACGATTTACTTAGACAATTACAGGAACTATGAGCAAGAAAAAGAGAAACAAGGGCATCCGTATGTCGGACGCTGCGGAGAAAGCCATGAATCAGTATGGCAAGGAAGTACATGATAGTCTTGATGCTAATTTCAGAGATCCAAGCAATCCGCACAATATAACCGTGCAGAGTTTGTCAACACACTTTGCCAAGGATGGGTTCAAAAAGGGCTATGACTACGGCATACGCGAGGAGCGCGAGAAGGCTTTTAATCCCATCATGTTCATCAAGCAATTCGGTAATGAAGCATCCGAACTCGCACGAAAGTATGGGCTTTGTTTACATATATCAAACATCAATATGGAGGCTCCAGACTGTCGTTCGTGTCAAAGCAACGCAACCGTGAATGTTGGTATTCACTGCTTTGGCACAACCGAAATCATAAAAGAGGCATTCGTCAACTGGAAAGACTGAGCGGTAACAAATTCTTCACTATTCACTTTTCACTCTTCACTTAACAAACAGAAACGTGGGTACAGGCAGAGTTATCTCAATCGGTGACGCTTTTTAATACTGACTGAAACTTACCCTACTAAGAGGGTCGCACTTAGTAGGGTATCTTCTGAGAGAATCCCTACTAACTCTCAACTTTAAGTAACCATTTATTTTTCAACAATTAAAAAACAACAAGCAAGATGAAGAACAAGACAGTGATTATTCTTCTTTCGGTTCTGGCCGTGGCGATGTACACGGTCGCAGTAATTAACTTTTGTCTGGGCGACGTGCTCGGCGGCATCGGCGACGTGCTGATGGCGAGCTCCGACGCGCTGATGGCCTACGCGCTCTATCGTGTGGGGCAGTTGGGACGCTTGGCGGACATGACGGGCAAGGCGGTCATCGGTTTGCTGGAGCAGCTGACCAAGGGCGTGCCGGCGACGCTGACCGTCAAGGACGGCAAGGGCACCATCACCCTCGGACACGGTGAGGACGAGGACGAGGGCGACGCTCCCGAAGAGGAACTGACGGACGAGGAGAAGCGCGTCAGGCGCATGGCAGAGGAGTACGACGAGTTGCGCGGCAGGTACGAGCGGCTGACGGACTTCGTGGTGTCGGACACGTACAAGCAGTTGCCGGAGAACAAGCGCACGCTGCTCTCGCGT